TTTTGTATATCACTCTTGAGATGGCAGAGGAACGTATCGCAGAAAGAATAGATGCGAACTTGATGAACATCTCTATGGAAGACTTGCATGACCTACCAAAGAAAATGTTTGATAGTAAGATTGCGAAGATAATAGAAAAGACATCTGGTAAACTCATAGTCAAAGAATATCCAACTGCATCTGCGAATGCAAATCACTTTCGTGGTCTGGTCAAAGAACTTGCAATCAAGAAGTCTTTCAAACCAGATATGATATTCATAGATTATCTAAACATCTGTGCATCATCTAGGTTCAAGGCTGGTCTGAATATCAACTCATATACTCTAGTCAAGTCGATTGCAGAAGAACTGCGTGGTCTTGCAGTAGAAACAAATGTTCCTATCATGTCTGCAACTCAAACAACTAGGTCTGGTTTCGTATCAAGTGATATCGGTCTTGAAGATACCTCTGAGTCGTTTGGTCTGCCCGCAACTGCTGACTTGATGTTTGCGTTGATATCCACAGAGGAACTAGAAGACTTAGGACAGATCGCAGTAAAACAGTTGAAGAACAGATACAATGACCCAACGATACACAAACGATTTGTTCTGAATATAGATCGTGCAAAAATGCGATTGAGTGATGCAGCTAGTGAGGAACAGACACTAGTTGACGATGGACAAGATGATACACCACTATTTGACAAGACATCTTTTGGTAAAAAAAACCTTGACTTCTCCAAGTTAAAAGTATAATAAATAATAGGAAACTATATTTAAATGGGAAAGTGTAATGTCAATACGGAAGTTTGTTCAACAAATCAGACCAGTAGAAGAGTCTTATCTCCCACCTAAAGATAAAGTTGAACAAGTACAATCTTATCTACACGAATTAACTGTATCTCCAGACTATCAAAGTAAAGGAGTGTTCAACCCATTTTACGTTCTCAACATACCAGAAGATGATATTAGACCATCAGTGGGTGATGGAGAGATAAAGTATAAAAATGTTGATGTTGGTTCTGGTAAATTAATCAAGAGGTATGGGCAAGGTAAGTTTCATTTCCAAGTTAACGTAAATGGTGAGGATACAAACTTTTATGTCATCACACCAAAGAAAGGATTTGTTACTGCACACTACGGACAAAAGACTAGAAAAAGTGCAACTGCATCATCTAACGTAAATGAGTTTTTGACTGTCTACTTTTTACTCCATAAAGATTATACAGATGCAAAAACTTTCATGTCAGACATCGGTGGAAAGACAGGCCCTACTGGTGTTTTAGATGGTGGTGGTAATGCAGTTACATACGAAGACCTAGTAGAATTAATAGACAAAGATGAAACTGCTGAAAGAGATATTCAGATAGGATATAAAAATTCAGTTGTGGTTGCAAAAGATTTACCAAATACTATTGATAAAGTTTTCTGGGTGCCTGCAATTAAACCAGATGGTGTTGGTTCAAAAAATCCATCTGATGTCGTGATTAAACTAGTAGATGGTAGTTACGTTGGATACTCTAATAAAATATCTGCTGGTAAAGATGCGACACCAAAAATTAATACAAACATCACTGCATTCTATTCAAAACTGGGTGATAAAAGACAACTATCGAATATACAGAACATGATTAATGATGCGTGGAATGATGCGGCTAAAACTATAACAGACAAAACTCCAAACGCATATAAAGCAATAACTGCATTTGATATTACCAAAGAGAAGTTTAGTGAGAGTTCCTCAAAGAGAAAGTTTGCAACTCTCGCTCGTGCATTTCAGAAAGATAGACTAAAATTTTATACAGGTGATTACTACTATAAATTTAGAAATAATTTAATATCTGCATTTTCAAATTACATATCAAACTCAAACAATATGATATACCTTTTAAACACTGTAGGTTTTTATACATACGATGATCCAAACGCAACACCCTGTCCTTACAAATTATTGATTGGTAGTGAAAAAGGGTCTACAATAAAAGAGGTGTCTTCAGACGAGGATCAAAGACAAATATTCTTCACAAAGAAATCTATTGACTTGACATCAATTAGAACTAGTTATGATAACAAAAGTCAGTCATTCAATCTATCGTTTGGTTATAGACCATTAGGAAAAGTCATATCTGCACCAATCACATTAAGAACTAGAGCTGCTGGTGGTTGGTCTGGTAAAAGTCTATATGTTACAACAAGTGGGTTCAAAGTAAAATGAAAACATTTTTAGAACTACAGGAAGATCATGCTGGTAAGAACCTACATCTAGAACACCTAGAGGATGAGATAATTAATAATGGTGTCGCTGGTGGTAGAGCTGCAATAAATTTTCTACAATCACTTAGAGATATGTTGTCTGGGTCTTCACGTTCATCAATCAATATGACTGTCAAGTGGGATGGAGCTCCTGCCATATTCGCTGGTATCGACCCAAGTGATGGTAAATTCTTTGTTGCAAAGAAGTCAGTATTTAATGTCAGTCCAAAACTATACAAGACGGATGCAGAGATAGATGAAGACCTGTCTGGAGATTTAAATGCAAAATTCAAAGTCGCACTCGCAGAGTTCTCAAAACTTGGAATCACAGGAGTCATACAAGGTGACCTCATGTTCACAGACGACCTTTCGAAAGAAACTATTGAGGGGGTATCGTATTACACTTTCCAACCTAATACTATTGTTTATGCTGTCCCTGTTGATAGCGATCTTGGTAAGATAATGAATACTGCAAAGATAGGTGTCGTATGGCACACTACTTACACAGGTAGTTCACTACCAGAGATGAAAGCGTCATTTGGTGTGGACATATCTAAGTTATCTAAACCATCTACTGTTTGGATGGACGATGCAACCTACAAAGATGTGTCTGGTCGTGCAACCTTTACTCAAAAAGAAACAGATGCGATTACAAAGATATTATCACAAACAGGTAAAACATTTCAGAGAATTAATGCACCCTTATTACGACAATTTTTGAATTTGCAGAATAGTTTGACAGGTGTATTATCTGGTGCATCACTCAAGACATACAATAACTCAAAGGTTCGTGCTGGTGAGATAATCAAGAACCCAAGACAACACGCATCTGGATATGTCAAGTGGGTGGAGAACTCAATACAGAAACAGATAGACAAAGTAAAGAGTGATAAGGGTAAAGAGAAATATAGTAATATGCAGAAAGAATATGTGAGAGATTTTAAGAAACACGTTAATAATCTCACACAAATCATCACATTCCAGAATCTACTAGTAGACGCAAAGATGCAGATAGTAAAAAAACTAAATAGTGTTAAGGGTCTTACTGATACATTCATTAGGACTGACAATGGATATAAAGTAACAAACCCAGAGGGTTATGTTGCGATTGATAGAGTTGGTGGTAAGGCGGTCAAACTTGTAGACCGAATGGAGTTTTCGTTTAACAACTTTACTGCAATAAAGGCATGGGACAAATGAAAAAGTTTAGTGACTTATCAAGAGAGGTTGATGAAGACCTTGAGAGAAAAATACAAGAACTCTATGACACTTATGGTGAAATAGACGAAGCACTCATAAAAAGACTTAATCTTCAAGCCCTCATAAGAAGAGCGAAGAAAACTGGTATTCGCATGAAAAGAATGATGAAGAATCCAGCGTTCAAACAAAAGATTGCAAGATCAAAGAAACGTATGAAATCTACTGCACAACTTTTGGTCAAGGCTCAGAAACAAGCAAGAAATAAAATAAGAAGTAAGTTTTTTCCCAAGTACAAAGAGATGGGAAGAGCTGCAAAGGCAAAAATAGATCAAGTAATAACAGTCAAACATGGTGCAAAAATTTCTAAGATTGCAAAGAGATTATTACCTAAAGTAAAAGTTCAAGCGAGACAAGATGTGAAAAGAGCAAGAGAACTTGCAGTGAGTGATCCAGATGCGTAGATTTTTAGAACTCATAGAACAAAAAGAGAATGTGGTTTTTACATTCGGTAGGTTCAATCCACCTACAACTGGTCACGAAAAGTTGATACAGAAAGTTGCGTCTGTTGCTGGTAATAGTCCGTTTCGCATCTATCCATCATATTCACAGAATCAGAAGAAAGACCCATTACCATTTCCATTGAAGATTGCATACATGAGAAAGATGTATCCAAAGTATGCAAGAAACATAATCGCAGATAAAGATGCAAGAACAGCAATCAACATTGCAACTAAACTTTATGATGAAGGTTTCAAGAATGTAACTATGGTGGTTGGTTCTGATAGAGTAAAAGAGTTTTCATCACTACTCAACACTTACAATGGTGTCGAAGGTAAACGACATGGTTTTTATAAGTTTGATAATATCAATGTAGTATCTGCTGGAGAACGTGACCCAGATGCAGAGGGTGTCACTGGTATGTCTGCATCTAAAATGCGACAGGCCGCATCAGATAGTGACTTTGATTCATTTAGTCAAGGATTACCCAAAGGTTTCAAAGATGGTAAGAAACTTTATCTTGATGTAAGAAAACACATGGGTATTCGTGAGGAACGAGATATGGGTGAGATGACTGACTTTGAGTCACTCAGAGATATGTACCTCACAGGAAAGATTTGGAATATCGGTGACCTAGTGGAAGCAAATGGTGTTGAGGGTAAAGTAATCAGAAAAGGTACAAACTATCTTGCATATAACGATAGTCAAGGTAAAGTGCATAAGGTATGGTTGCATGAGATAAACCTTAACGAGATACAAAAAGGTTTAAGAAGAGTAAAACAAGACCCAGATATAAAAGGTGACAAAGGAACAGAACCAGCGAAGTATTATGCAAAAGACGCCGCTGGTAAAAAGATGTCAGTCAAAACAAAGAAGGCAAGAGATGCTGAGTTTGAAAGACGAACCAAGATGTCTGATGATGACCCAGCAGTTTACAAACCAGCGCCTGGTGATTTAGATAAGTCTGGTAAACTCAAAAAAACCAAACCATCTAAACACACACTGAAGTTCAAAAAGATGTTTGGTGAAAAAGATGATGAAATAAATGAAGTGTTACCAGCACTTGCTGGACTTGCAACGAGGGCTGCAACAATAAGTCCACAAACATATGCTGGTGCAGCTGCGGCCGCAGGGCAAGCAGTGTCAAAGGCGAAGGAATTTATCTCCAAGAAGATGAAAAAGAAAAAAACAAATGAGTCAGATGAGATAGATGAAAGAACACTTACAAAATCACAACAAGATAGACTAGATGATTTAGAAGCATTCTTAGGTCATTTACAAAGATTGAGAACTCCACGCAAAGCAGAGATAGAAGCGACTAAGAGAAAAATTGCAAAACTCAAATCTGAGTTTGACCCAGACGATCTTGATGAGTCTTGGAGTATTGATGAGATGACAGGTATTAATGTTCCAGAACTTATCAAAACAACAATATTCAGATTGACACATCCAAAAGGTTATAGGGACATAATACAGAAATATGCTGAGAGGGTGAAACAAACAACTGGACAACCTAGTAATGGTGCAATACTATCAGATATTGCAAGACAATTTGGTTTTGATAGAGTCAAACCAGTGCAAATGTATATTAATAAACTAGTTAAGAAAGGTAGGTTGCCACAAGAACTTGCAGCCGAGTATGAGGGACAGGACATGGAAGAAGATTTACAATTAAATGAAAAGATTGCTGGTCTGGTGACCAAATCTAAAAAGTCTGGGGTCGCATATGGTATCCTTAAACAAGTTTATAATCGTGGTATGGCCGCATGGAGAACAGGACACAGGCCAGGCACCACACCACAACAGTGGGCGTTTGCAAGGGTGAACTCGTTCTTAACAGGGGGTGGTGCAAGAAAAGCAGATGCAGACCTGTGGTCAAAAGCAAAAGCGAGTAAGAAAGCGAAGAAAGAAGAGTTTGAACTTGATGAAAAATATGATAGTGACAAGTTTTTTGGTGGGAAAGGAACACCAGAACAGAGAACACAACTTCTTAAACTTCAAAACAAAGCATTGAGAGCTCTTGGTGGTTCACCGAAACAAAAAGAAATTAAAAAAGAAATAGATGCATTACGAAAAAAAATGGGAATGAAAGTTAGTGAAACCATAGAGGACGAACTAGGTGAGAGAACCATCAAGAGTAGAATGGGTAAGATTGCACACAGGGTTTCTAAAAAGGGTAAAAAGACAATTATCACAGTGGACAAGAATGATGAACTAGATGCACAGAAAGCAATGAAGAATGACCCAGATTATATCTCTGGTAAGTTGAGAGTTGTTCCAGTAGGAGAAGAACTACAAACATGGTACGAGTCAGTTGATACGAGAATGCAATACCAGTTAGATTATGGTGATGACTGGTGGTGGAAGATGAATGAAGTGCATGACAAGATGTTAGAAAAACTAGGTCTTGATGAAGGTTGTTCAATAGATGATGATGAAACACCCAAAGTCAGAATGACCATGAAAGAATTTGCACTTAAAAATGTGTGGGGTGAGATAGACGAGGCCGCAGAGTATGATGGAAGACCAGTAAAACTAAATAATCCTACAAGAGGCGATGTAAAGAAATACAAAGTTTA